TCAGGGCAGCGTGCCTTCGTCGGCCAGTAGGAAATCGTGCATCGGCCAACCTTCGAATTCGTCATAGTCGCCCGATGAATCGCGCAGGTTGCCCGCAAGACCTGTATACGGTGCCATCCCGGCCGCGGTCAGCTTGGCATATCGCCAGGTCAGTCCGCTGGGATCCTGTCCCAAGTTGATCGTTACCTTGCGGTCCGAAACGGTCACCGACGTGATGGCGACCGGCGTCTCCAGGTTGTCTACCACGGTGAAGCCGTAATTCGCCTGCAGCGGCACGAGATTGGTATCAATCGTCAGCGAGCGCGATGCCACCAGGACGATCGCGTTGCCGTCCTCGTAGAAATCCACGATGCGCAGCGCCTGCCGGCCGGTCATCATCGCGTGGCGCGCGGCATAGGCGCCCATGCGCCGTACGCTGGCAGCCGCGGCGTGTACGTCTTCCGCCCAGTCGAGCGCCCATGTCGGCGCCACCTGCTCAACCAGATCGCTCTGATCGTCTGCATCGCGCAGGCCCATGGCGATTTCCCAGACCTGGTCGATGGTCGAACCGCCCGCATCGCTGCCATCCTGCACCACGTAGGTCTTGCGCGGATAATCGCCCGGCACCGCTGCACGGCTGTCGGCGTCGTAATCTTCGGCAAGCTGGATCACCAGCGGGGTAAAGACAGCGCGGGTATCGCCCGCAGATGCGTTGGCGATCCCCTGCCAGTACATCTGGCCCATGTGGTGGAAATCGCTGCCCAGGCCATCGGCGAATGTCTTGGCAGCGGCAACCTGCGTGATGCCGGGGGTATACTCGTCAGGCGCGGCACCTTTGGACAATTCCTGTACCGTACGCCCGGCTGCCGCGTTCGTGCCCATCACGATCGGCCGATCGCCGCGCACATTTGATGGCAATCCGGCATCCATCCGGCGTTCATTGTAATAAGCGGCAAAGCCGTAGATCGGCCGCTCGTTCCCGCCGATCGTCCCGGCCTTCAGGTCCAACACCGCGGCCCCGTCCAGCGCGAACCCCTTGGCACCATATTCCTGGCGCATGCTGATTGCCGCTTGGTTGCCGGCCGCGTTCGACTGGCCGGCATTGCCCATGTAAGAGACCACAGCCGTGCCGGTTGCCAGCTCATCCTTGATCGTGCCGCGCCCCGGCGCGATGCGCGGATCGGTCACCACCGTATCCGCTGCCTCGCCATCGCTGGCAGTGAATTTTACGGCGAAGATAGCATCGTTGTTGTCATCGGCATCGATGTAATTCGGCGTTCCTACGTTGCCGCCAGTCCATTGGTTATAGGCAGCGCCACCGCTGGCGATACGTCCAATCACCCCATTGCCGACGAAGCCGGTGAAGGCCCCGGCAGGAACCGAAAGTGCACCTGAAAAGCGATTGTACCCGGCCGTCAGGGAGAAGGTCACCTCGTCGACCAGAGTGAGCGCTCCGGTGCCAGCGTCGCGCGTCCAGCTGCGTGCGCGGGCTTCCCCCGCTGCGAAGGCGATGAACTCGAATTCGCGGACCGTCTGATCGCGCGGCGATGGTTGGTTGATCGTTACGTTGGCCGAGCCTACGGCCGCAATGACCACCGCCGCTTCAATATCGTCGATATTCCCAAAGACATAGGATTCGCCAACGGTATCCAGCAGCGTCACTTCCAGGTTCTTGATCCGGCTTTCCAGCGTGGCTGCATCGCCTATCAGTTCAACGGCGATGGCATGCAGCGTGCCGGTGTTGTCCCACGTACCTCCGCCGCTCGCTCCCGTCTTCACATACAAATCGTTATTGGCAGGGTCGCCATCGCCGTGGACCAGCGCCACCGTTTCAGGATCATGCGCCAGGTCGGCGTCCAGTTCGGCCTTGGTTGCATAGCTGACCGAAACCAGGGCGCCAAGGGCGGCATTCGATATCGCCGCCTCGATCAAAATGCCCAGGATGCGCTGTTCGGCCTTGCCGGGATTGTGCGCACCGCTCGATGCCACGCCATCGGTGACGAAATCGCGGTACACCTCTTCGAACTTGTCAGTGATAGCGCCCATTACTCGTCTTCCTTCGCTGTTCAGGTCACTGTGGCCGTCACCGATCCGATGGCGGCGCTGGGGTTGCCGGCCGCGTCGTATCCACGCGCCCAGAAATAGTGGGTGCCGGCGGCAAGCCCGGCCTCGGTGTGGGTCTTCAGCTCGCCAAGGCCGCCCGTGAACTCGCCGCCGATCTGGGTGGCGGTGCCCAGATTATCGGCCGTGTTCTCGAACAGCTTCACGTGATCGAAGACAGCTTGCGGGTTGCGCCAGTCGATCACCGCCTCGCCTGCCGCGCCCGCTGCCGCCGAAAGGCCGGTGGGTGCCGGCACGCTGGTGGCCGCTGTGGGGGTAATGGTGGCGGTGGCGCTCCACGCGCTGGTCCGTCCGCCGATCGACCGAGCCCGCACGCGCACTTCGTGCTCGATCCCGCTGTTCACCGGGCCGCTGCGCGCGCTGAAAGTCGCATCATCGACCACCATGGTCACCCATTCGCCAGCGGGCGTTTCGCGCAGCTGCGCTTCGAAGGTCAGACCTTTGCGGCCGGGATCGTCCCATGTGGCAGCGATCGCTACGCCGTTCGCATCGCCGAACGAAAGCGCGACTGCAGACAGGGCGAGGCCGGTGGGCGCCGCAAGCGTGGGATCGCCTTTCGGCGGCGTCGAGCTGGCTGGCGGCGTCCCTTCAACGGCGGTGGCATCGTCCAGCCAGTCGCCCGGCTTCACCTGCGACAGTTCGGCCTCGATCGACTTGGTGCGCACGAACAGCCGCAGACGCTTGATCTCGAACCAGGCAGCGATGCCCATCACGTCGGTCTCGAGCCGGCAGAACCTTCGGCCCAACAGGTCCAATCCGCGCAGATCCAGCAGCGCGGTCAGATGCCAACGGTCAGGGTCCAGGCTTTCGGCATGGCGGTATCCCACGCGGATCGCCTGGTTGTGATGCGGGATGTAATTGGCCGGCAGCGATTGCGGATCGCTGTTGGGATCGGATCCGCTGTTCGGCACGGTCAGCGTGTTCGCTTCCTGCTGGCGGTAGCCAATCGCGCTTTCGGTATAGAGGACCTTGATCGCGCTGGTGCGGTGGCGCGTGGTCGGCCCCTGTTCCACGCTCAGCGCCTTGATCGCATCATCGGTGATGGTGACGTCGGGTTCTTCCCACCGGCCGGCCTGGATGTTCAGCTTGCCGTTGGCATCCTGGAAGGCCCAGCCATCGGCCGCCTTCAGCATGTCGGCAAACACATCTTTACGGTCTTCGTTGACCAGCGAATAGCTGGCCCAGCAGCGCCAGCGCGCGACGGTGCCCCCCACGGCGGCGGGCACCTGATCGTCCGATACCGCCGCCTCGATCGCGATATTGGTCCAGTTTACATTGTCGTATCCGCCGCCATAGCCATCGCTGTCGGCCCAGTAATTCGCCGTCACCAGCGCCCAGTTGTCCGACCACGGCCAGGTGGTGGGATCGTCCACCCGTTGCGGGCCAGTGCCCATCACGACGAAGCCTTCGCCATCATCGTAGATTACGGCCGTGCTGTCCTGTCGCGGATCGTAGCAGGAGCACCCTTTGCGGACCTGCGAATATTCGGGGATCCGGCCGTTATAGACTGCGTTGAAGTCTTCCTGGTCTACCGGGTCGCAGATGATCGCGACATGCGCGCAGCCGCGCTGGCGGTGGTCGGCCGTCCATTCGGGAAAGATGGCGGTCAGCTCGCCGATCGCGCTCTGGTTCGGATCGCCGGGCCGGGTGATGATATGCACCGCGCCCTTGAAGCTGGGATCGCTGATCGTGCCGCTGCCATCCACGTTCACCACTTCATCGTGCAGGCGGTGCTCGATGATGTCGTTCTCGTGACCCGTGCCCAGCGTCAGAACCTTGCCCAGCGTGCCTTCCTTGCTCGCCTCGAAGCTAACCTGCCCGCTGGTGTGGACAATGCCCCAGTTCTTCTTGCGCGATCCCACAGCCGCGCGCGTTTCGATCTGGCCGTCTTCGGGCTTCGGTCGACCCGGCTTGAACAGCTGGCTGAGGCCGAAGGTGATCGCGAAGGTGACGACATGCGCGATGATGCTGGCCGCCAATTGGGACAGCCCCCACTTGAAGAGCACGCCTGCTATGGCCTGGGGCATGGCACCCTCCAGGCATATTCGGGCTCGACCCGCACGATCTCGATGCCTTCGCCGCCGCGCGCGGCCATCATCGGCGCCTGGCCGTCGGTCCCCGCTTTGAGGCAAAGGCTGGCGGTTGGCCGGTGGTCCACGCTGGCGATGATCGCCAGATCGCCGCGGATAACGTCATTGGCGATCGGCTCGCATCCCAGCTGCTGTAGCGCCTCGGCCGCGATCTCCGCTACGCCATAAGGATCGCGCGCAATGTGCATCACCTGCGAACGCGATGGTCGGTGTGTGAATCGCCGGCCGGTCAACTGCTCGGCATAATCCAGCAGGTCGATCGCGCAATTGGCATCGGGCAAGCAGAACGGCTGCGCCAGCCAGCGCTGCAGCACCGCCGCGATCGCTGCCTCGATCGGCGCAGGGGCAACCACCGCCGCCATCAGTAATCGGGCCAAGTTGTGGTGATGCCGCCCGCCAGCAGGCCCACGAATTCGAAGCCGCGATCGCCAGGAAAGCGCGCGTTCTGATCGGCATCGGTGTACATGGCATGGCGCGGCCGGCTGCGCAGGGCGAAGATCTGTTCGGCGGTGATCTCGATCGATCGTTCGCCTTCCTCGGTGAAGGAAAAGCTGGGGCGCAGCATACGGAATGCCGCGATGGCAAAGGGCATGTCCCAGCAGCGCTGGTTGTACGGATCGGCCTCGTCAGGCTCGCCATGAAACTGGATGTATGCGCGGACCCAGCGGCCGCGCGCTTCGCTGTTCCATTCCTCGCGGCACTTGGTCAGGATGTCCTGGTCGATACCCGACAGGGTGAATTTCGCCTCGGGCGCTTCGCCATTGATCGCCTGCTCGATCCCGGTGGCATCGCCCAACGTCCCGATGCCGAACCAGCTTTCCCCGTCATTGGTATCCAGGCGGCCGTTCTCCGCCCACAGGCGCACGGTATCGCTGGCGAATTCGAAGGCGAACAGGAACGAACATTCGACCTTCGCCCCGGCAAGGTATGCGCGGATGGTGTCGGGGAACAGGCTCATAACCCGCCCTCAGGCAGCAAGGCGGTAGGGCCGATCATACGAACCGCTCCACCAGCTCCAGCGAAGGCGCGCCGTATCGCGCGCGCCGGAGCAGCAGCTCGCCCTGGTCATCGTCGATCAGCCCCGCGATCATCGTGGGCTTCAGCTTCAGCGGTTCGTTGACATAGGCCGATCGGAAGCTGGGCGTGGTCTCGATCGTCGCCACGCTGCCTTCCCACCACACGCGCCGCGCGATGTAGGGATGCTCGCCCAGGCCGAAATACAGGCCCGCTTCCAGCAACTGCCCATACTGGCCGAAGTCGGCGGTGATCGTCCGCTGTCCCTGCGCGCCCGAAACGATCACGCCTTCCAGATCGTCAGCCAGGTGCATGGCGCCGTCGCTGAAGGTCGCCCCGTCGCTCCACGGCACCAGATGCGCGCCGATCGCGCTGTCCTTGGCCCGGTGCCACAGGTCGAACAGCGGCACGCGCACCGTGTTGGCCCGCCCTTCGAACAGCGCCATCATCGCACGCCAGGCCTTCACCTCGTCGCCGAACAGATTGCCGAAGGTCAGCTTCAGGCCGAAGGGCGGCCGGATCGCCGGCGCGGATTGCGTGAAGCCGTTCAGGCTGCGCGACAGGCCCACGGTGGCGCGCGGCGGCAGCACGGCAATATCCTGCGGCACCAAATTGGCTGGCCAATTGAAGATCATTGGCGCCGCTCCAGCGTATCCTGCACGCGCGATGCGGCGACCTGATCGTAACCAGCCACTGCAGCCTGCGCTTCGCCGCGGGCGATCTGGTTCATCTGGTCCAGCAGATCCTGCGTCACCACCGCACCGCGCAGATCATAATAGTTGGACGATCCGCCGGCAGCGTTTGCGCCGCGCATGCCGCCATTGTCGTTCGCACCGGCCGGATCGATGCGGCCCGGCGCCAACGGCAGGAACAGCCCCGGCGCAGTGCTGCGCTCGTTCACGGCGTAGATCTTGCCGGGCGACACTGGGCCGCCTTCGGCGCGCCCGCCGCCAAAGATGCCTAGGACGGAAGAAAACAGCCCGCCGACGAAATCTCCGGCCCCGGCGCTTTGCAGCGCTTCTGCAAACGGGGCGATCAGCACCTGCTGGATGAACATGTCGATGATGCCGCTAAGGAACGGATCATCCACGCCAAGTGCGTCGGTAATCCCATCGCGCATGCCGGCGCGCAGATGTTCCAGTTCGTCGATTACCAGCTGCTCACCCCACCGGCGCATTTCTTCGGGGCCCATGTTCAGATCGTCGGTATAGCGCTCCAGCGGGCCGCGCTGGTCCAGCCTCATCCCCTCGCGATCGGCAGCCTGCCGTTCCTCCAGCAGCGCACGCGCCTGCGCCGCATCGAGGATGCGCCCCTGGGCGATATCCTGCTCCAGCAGCTTGCGCTCGATCTCCTGCTGCAAATCAAGCGCGCGCTTCTCCAGCGCGAACCTTTCATCCAGTCCCAGCGCAACGCCCGCCTGCGCGTCCAGCGCATCGGCCTGCATCGCCAGCATTTCCAGCGCCATCGCATTCTCGCGCTCGGAAATGCGCTGCAGCTCTGCCTGGCCCAGCAGGCCGGGCTCTTGCACTACGATCGCGCCATCGGCGCCTACGGCCTCGCGCTTGCCGTACAGCAGGTCCAGATGCGCCAGCATCGCTTGCTTCTGCGCGGCGGTGAAATCCTTGTTGTTCTGGATCTGGCGCTCGCGTTCATCGCGCTCGGCGCCCAGCAGGTCCATTCGGATCGCAAGCTCATCATCGATGCTGGTCGCCAGCTGCAGGCGAGCGCGCAGCTCTTCCTGCTGTTGCTGGGCCAGTTCCGATAGGTAGCGGTCCTCGATGCGGGCAATTTGGTCCGCTGCACTGCGGCCCGATCGGCGGGAACCGCCTCCGCGACCGCCACCATTTTCCGGCTGCAGGAATTGCTGAAGGGCGCCCTGATCGCCGCTGAGCGATTTGTCGGCATCAGTGTAATAGGCCTCATTCTCAGCGCCGATATTGAAATTCTGGATCGCCTGGAGCGCCTTGTTCAATGCCTCATCGTCGATCTGATTGGAGCGCCGAAGCGAGTTCAGGCCGCTGACAGCGCCGGCATATCGTACGTTTCGATCTTCGCGGGAAAGGCCGTCCAGACCGTCCATGTAGGAGGCAACAATATCCGCAGTGGGATCCCCGGTTCGGACTAAACGGACTCCACCCATCAGGCCGGCCTGCACTTCCACCGAGCCCTTTCGGATATCGATCATTTCCTTGCGCGCAGCCGTTTGCATCTTTCGAGCATCGATCTGCCCCGCGATCGCCTGCGCTCGCGCGTTCGCCAGCAGTGCGACCGTGTTCTCCTTCAGCTTGCCGGTGGTCAGGTCGATCGCGTTGCCGACGATACTCTGCGCATCCGCAAAGGAATTGCTGGCGAGCTCGGCGGCCTCGAACGCCTCTTCAGCTTCCCATAGCGAACTGACCAGCGGCACCAGCGCCGTCGTCGCCGCCATTAACCCCAGGCCCCAAGGCCCACCCAGAAAACCGATGAGGCCCTTTGCACCGCCCTGCATCAGGCCGATCGCCTGGACCACCTGCATGCCCTGGCTGGCGAAGATCTGCATCGGGCGAGCGCCAAGGCTGTACATCGTCGCCACATCGCCCAGCTGCATCGCCAGCTGCTGCGATCCTGCGCGCTGGGCGTTCGTCAGCTCGATGTTCTGCTGCTGTGGAACTTGCGCCAACTCGTAAGCAGACTTGGTCTGTTTCAGCGTGGCGATCTGCTCGCGGTGCTCCGCTTGCACCAAACTCAGCGCGGTCTTCGTCTCGAGAAGCGATCGGTTGTATTCCTCCACCGAAATCTCGCCCGCCTTCAGAGCGGCCTTGGCCTGGTCGATTTCGCGCTTGGCTGCTGTCTGGCTGGCAGCGAGGCGCGCGATCGATGCGTCGGCATCCTTGTATGCCTGGACGTAGGCGCGGGCTTCGCCCTCGGATTGCTCGATCGCGCGGTCCAGGTCCGCCACGGCACGCTGCGCGCCTTCGCTATCGCCGGAAATCACCAGTGCGGTACGCAGCGTCATCGCTCTATCCTTCTCCGCCGTTCAGTTCGATCGTCGCCGCGCGCTCCATCACGCGCACGCCCTTCCACTGTTCAGCAGTCACGGTAATGCCCGCCATTTCGAGCCCGGCTTTCGCCGCGGTGTAATCGAGCCCGAGATAGCGATAGGCGCCCATGCCGATCGGCGCGGTTCGCCATTGGGTGGATATTGCAGTGAAGGCCCGAACGATCGGCCAGTTATCCGGCCATATATCCATCTCGCGTGCCGGCGTGACCGCTGCGCGCAGTCGCTCGATCACCTCGGGCGGAAAGCCGAATGCTTGCGCGTCTTGCGCTGCTTCGCCGGGACCGGCGGCGCCGCCCACAAGGGCGCGCGCCGCCACTTTCAGTTTCCCTCCTTCGCCCCGTTCAGAGCGGCGAAGTATGTCTTCACAATCGCCTTGCGCGCCCAGGGCAGGCGGGTGACCTGGTCGCGAACATTGTCCGAATACTCGAGGGTCTTCCCCTCCACATCGCCGATATCGTGCAACTCCACGATGATCCGCTCGAGGAACGCCTTCACGCTGGTGGCATCCAACATGTCGAAGCTCTCGGCCTCGTCCATGCCGATCGCGCGGAAGGTCGCGGCGAAGCTCTGATCCTCGAACCCGCCATCCACCGGCACCTTGGCGGTTACTGTGTGGCGGAAGGTCGGCTCTGCGGCCAATTTGAACATGCGTGTAGATCCTTCTCAGAAGGGCCTGAGGCGCGTCTATCGCTGCCCGGCCGCAGGTGGTGGTCAGGTCAGCGTGATGGTCCACTGATCGTCGCCGGCATTGGTGGGCAGCGGGGTCAGCGACAGCGGCCATTCGGCCACGTTCTGCGATTGCTCGATCCCGGTCAGGCGCCCCAGCGAACAGGTCGGCGCGCCGATCGTCACGATCTTGCCCGCCTGTGTGCCATGCACCAGCTGCACCGCCTGGCGCGTACGAGCCTCGGCGATCGCATAGGGATTGAACGTGCTCAGCGGCAGAGCTTCCACCCGGGCGGAAATGCTTTCGCTCCTGTCGACGATCAGCATTTCCTCGCGGCCGATCAGCAGGCGCTGCTGCACGTCGTTGCCCAGGTTGAAGCCGAACTGCGACAGCACCATCGCCTGCCCGCCCACGCTGAAGGCCGGCGTGTTCTTGTTGCTGGCCACCTGCGGCACCTGGAATGCGGACAGGTCCGGCGTTACGCGCACCGCTTCGGCCGGGGTGTTGAACAGCCCCATCAGCGTGAAGCGCGCCACCGGGATCCCTTGCGCGTTCAGCGTGATGTTGGCGGTACCGCGAACGCCGGTCAGCTTGTGCTGGGTATTGCCCATCCAGAAATAGATGCTGGACGATTCATGCCCGTCGCTCACCGGGTTGTAGGTAACGCTGGTGGCCGCGACGATCGTTTCGGCCGCCGCGCAGCTGCGCATCAGGATGCCCCAGCCTGGTGCGGTGCCGGCTGCGCCGGAACCCTGCAGCTCGACCGATCCGGTCAACGTCACGTAAAGCCCGGCGGGGATCGTTTCCTGCGCGCCGAGGTGCGGGCGTTCGATATTGCGGGCGATGTCCTGACCTTCCATCGGGCGCAGCTCGACATCAGTCATCAGCATGGCATCGGCAGCAACCGGTTCGGCATCGGTGCCATAGGTACCTTCGATCTTCGCCAGGATGATCTTGGTCTTCCACTTGATCGGATCGGCCATTTACCCCTCCTTCGTTTCGGGCTTGGTCGGCGCGGCGGCATCCGCCTGCGGCTCGGCCGGGCGCGGCTCGGCCGGCTTGGTGTGCGCTTTGCGCTCCAGCTTGCCGGTGCCAGCATCGGCCACGTAGCTGCCGCCCTTCTTGGGCAGCGCGATCGGTGCAGGTTTCTTGGGTTTGGTCATGACGTCGTGATCCTCAGCTGGTCATCCAGGGCGAAATCGATTTCGAAGATCAGGGCCCCGCCGCTTGCGCCGATCAGATCGGCCTGAACCAGCTTGAACACACCGATCGCATCAGCGGGCGCCCATCCGGCCACGGCGTTGATCGTGGCGCGCGCCAACGGCACCAGGTCGGCTACGGCTTTTGCGCGCAGCGGATCGCCTGCCACGCGCACCACCAGCACCACCTTCACGATTTCATCGAAGCCCTGGCGGAACAGGCCGCTCGCCACATCGGCGGCGCCGCCGCGTAAGCCGCCCGGCAGCACGAAACCGCCTGTCTTGGAGGGCAGTTTTTTGCGCTCCACCAGATCGGCGAAATCGGCGGCTTCGCCCAGTTGGCCGGCCAGTTCTGTAACTTCGGCCTCGATGCGGGCGGCAACTTCTTCGATGCGGAAGGGCGCGCTCATATGAAGCCCTTCAGGTTCCGCTCTGTGAAGGGGCGCTCGCGATCGGTCACGCGCACGCCGCTGGCGCCGGTCCCTTCGGGCTCCAACCCTTCGGCGGGCAGGCGGATGGTGCCGGCCGCGATCTCGCGCAGGGCCCGCATGGCATCCTTGTAATCTTCGGTGATCTTGGCGTCGGGCTCGTAAGTATGCAGCTTGTAGATCGCGATCGCCGCGGCCAGATCCGCCAGCAGCGGCGGTGTATTGGCCAGCGGCAGTTTGTACCGTCCGGCCAGATACCCATCGATCGCAGCGTCGGTATCGGCGATCGCGCCATCCAGCACGCCGTCATCGACCACGCCCGAACCGTCGCGATCGGCGAGCTGCAGCAGCAGGTCAGCGCCAAAGCGCGCGGTCAGTTTGGCGAGGTCAGTATAAGACATCTGTCAGACGCGGCCGAAAACGCGCTGGCTCAGCTCAGCAAGCTGTTCCGTATCGGCATCGAAATCGGCGTTCGAACCGACCAATGCATACAGATCGGCCGCAGCCTGGCGATCGACCGGCTGTTCGACCCCGTCCGGGTATCGGATTGCGCATGTGAGCTTGTCCTCGCCCAGTATGGCGAGGATGCGCCGCATGCCGTCGATGTCCTTCACGAAACTCGCATCGGTGAAGATTGTCGGCTCCTTACCAAAGCGGTAGCCACCGCGGCGGAACCCCTTCTTGGGGCCGGTCACTACCAGCACAGGAACATCGTGTTCGGCGACCGGGGGCTGAGCAGTCGCCCCCGGTTGTTTCTCTTCACCTTGCGCATCCTTCCGATCGGTTGATGCGGTCGGCGCCTGCTCGCGAGACTCATCGGCCAGCGCCGCCGACGCACCTGCCGTGCCCGCGGGATCAGCAGCATCGGTGCCCCTGGCCTCCGATACCTTTGCTTCGGCTTCATCGTCGGATGCGGCCGCACCCTCGGTTTCAGCGTCGGCCCCGCTGGCTTCGTGAATTCCGGTGTTTTCTTCTGCTGCGTCCTTCAGCTTCTTCGCTGCAACAATCCAGTCGGCGAACTTCGCGCCGGAGGGCATGCCTTTCAGCGCCTCGAGCGTTGAGACATCGGCCAGTGCAAGGGCAGCGACGGTCTTCATGCCGGCCGCTTCCAGCTTTTTCGCTGTGGCCGGGCCGATGCCGTCGATGTCGGTAAGCGTTGCGGGGGTGCCCATCGTGGTCTCCTTCGGGTCCTTTCGAAAGGGGCAGGCTTCCAGCCTCTTTCGAAAAGACCCGCCGCCTTTTCAGCGGCGGGCCCTCTTCATCGGGTGGCGCGCAATCAGGCGAGCCAGGGAACGACCAGCAGCTCGGCCGTGCCCTTCCATTCGTTGGTTTCGCCGCCGGCGGCGTTTTCGCTGTTCAGGATCTTGCGGCCGGCGCTTTCCAGGCTGGGAGGAACGACCAGCAGGTTTGGCATGATGCCCAGCGGGCGGCCGTAATCGCCCTTGAAACTGGCCATCTTCGCGCGCGCATCGACATAGCTGTCCGCATCGAGCGTCTGCTTCGATCCGAAGGCCTGCTGCCAGAAACCGAAGCCCGCGTTCATGCGCGCATCGACGCCGTAAACGTATTCGTTGCGATCGAAGACGTTGTCGTCGGTGGCCTTGTCCTTTGCCACCAGCTGATCGAAGTCGCGGCGCACCTGCAGCAGGATCGGCTTGATCACGCGGCGGGTGTCGAGCAGGAACCACGGCGTGCCAGCGCCGCCGCCGGTGTTGGACACCGACTGCTCTTCGCCATCCTTGTCCAGGACCGGGTGATCGGTGTCGAAGAAGTTCTGCCCATCGTAGCATTCGGTTGCGAAGCCGGCGTTCAGCAGGTCCCAGATCAGCCGCTCGGGCTTGGTGACGGTGCTTTCGCCCATCTGTTCGAACAGCAGGGCATAATGGCCCAGATTGTCCGTTTCGATGTCGTCGCGATCGACGCCCAGCGTCAGCTCGAACTTCTTTTCCTTGATGGCGTAATCGTGCTCGGCGATGTTCTGGACCACACGGTCGCCGATCCATTCGCGCACGTCGGGCATCTTGCCCAGCCAACCGTACTTCTGTTCCTTCTGGCTCGCCTTGACGCGGGTAGCGATCTTGTCGGCCTGCGGCTTGGCGGCCGACTGCTGACCTTTCTGCATCGCAGTGGAATAGCCGGTGCGCAGGGCAGCCAGATTGGCGCTATTGATGATCATGGTTCAGGGTCCCTCAGTGCGTGATCCAGACGCCCTGGGCGTCCACATCGTAGATGGTGCCAGCGGCCGAGCGGGTGCCCGTGCCATCGGTCAGCGCGACGGTTTCATCGTCGACCACGTAGGCGGTCTTCCCGATGTCCTCGCGGCCGATCTCGTCGGCGGCGGCGCTGTTGGCGTAACGGAACGTGCCCTTGCGCACGTCCACCGCCAGGTCGCCTGCCGCGCCCCCGGTGTTGTCCGCGCGCGCTTCGGCGCGGCCGACAGCGGTCAGCGTCGTGGCGACCGCGCCCGGCGTCGCATCGCCAGCTGCATTCAGGCACACCAGTGCGCCGGCGAAGATCGTGGTGTCGGCCGCCACGGGGAACTGGCGAATATCGCCTTCCTTGCGCGGCGTGTTGCGATCGGCGGAAAGGGCCATGTCAGATTGCCTCCTGTTCCACGCCGAGTTCCCCGGCGCGCGTTTTCTTGAATTCGGTCGGATCAAGGCCCATCAGCGAAATTACGCTGTTGTCGGCGTCGTCCAGCTCGGCGGTGCGGGTGGGAACGTCGCGCTGCGAATGCAGCGAAGTGCCGCCCACTTTCGCCATCGCGCCGATCAGCGTTTCGGTACGCTGCGGGTTTTCCTGGTGCATCGCGATGTACAGCGCGCGCTGCGGCTTCACGCCCACGCGGCCTTCGGCGATCGCATTGTCCACGAAACGGGTGGCTGCCTGCAGCGCCTGGTCCGACTGCATTTCGGCAAGCTGGGTGCTGACTGCAGTCAGCTGGCCCTGCAGCGAGGTGATGATTTCGGTCTGGCGATCGTCATTGCCTGCAGACTGCAGCGCGGTGATGGTGGCGGCGATATCGCCGCTTTCGTCCAGCCCAAGCTGCTCGCGGATCGGCGCCATGGCCGCCTGAACGGCCGTTTCGGTGGCGGCTTCATCGGCCGCGCCTTCCATCGCCTTGCGCAGCGCCGCCTCGATCGCGGCATCGTCGGCTTCGGCATCGAGCTTCAGCAGCTCGATAAGCATTGCCCTGAAATCCATTTCGCTTTCCTTCTGATGCAGGGCTGTCAGCCCTTGAAGATTGGGGTCATTGACCAGGCTCGCGCGCTTGATCGCGGTGATCAGTCCTGACATCGTGTGCTGGATGACCGGGGAGATGCCGCGATACGCCTTGTCGGCGCGCAGCTGGCGGCCGGTGCCCGTCCATTCGACCAAGCCCCAGATCCCGTCGGAACGGGCCTGCAGCTCGACGATCCAACCGCGTGCAGGGGCGCTACGGCCCTTGGGCGCAGCCAGATCGGTGGAATGGCACTCGTCCAGAACCAGGCGGTCCCCATCGCCCAGGCTCGCGGCCGCCAGCGCTTCATAGTCCTCGACCGTATAGGGGCCGCGCCCGTCGCAAGTGCGGATCTCGCCGCCGCCCGGCAGCAGGTGCAGCCATTCGCGATCGCCGCTGTCAGCAGCAACATCCCCCAGGGGGAGGGCGGAACAAAGGGCAAGGGCGCTTTTCGTCGTCACGAAAGCCTGATTGGCACCGTGAATGCGGCGATGGCATGCCCGCGGGGGCGGGCAGCAGTGCGATTAGTTGTGGGGGAAGGACCAGCAACGATTCGTCGCCGGGTCGCCATCTCGCTGCCACAGCAAGGGTCCGCATGGCAATGCGCTTGTGCCGATCAGTGCGCGCGCCATGCCTATTGCTCGAGCAATCCTTCCAGATGCTCGTCGGCGATCGCGACGATCTCCAGCTCCTCTTCGTCGGACAGATCCAGCCATCGCCTGGCGGGAATATTGCCCCAGGGCAGCGGATTGCCGCGCGCGTCGCTGCCGAAGGCACCCTTGGCCGCGCCTTCCTGCATCGTGCGGGCGTAGGCCAGCGAAGATCCGATCACCACGCCATCCCTGGATACGATGCGCTGGATCTGCCGCGAAAGCGCCTTTGAAGGGCCTATGAGAGGGCGATTAAGCGTGCCGTAGCCAAGCCGTTTATAGCGATCCATCGTGGATTGCCGCTTGGGGGTCCAGGGCTTGCCTTCCGGGTCGGTCCCGCTGCGAAACCGCGCCCGCCGCTGTTCCAGCAGGTATTCGCCGATATCGGTATAGACAGGCGTCATGTCGTCCAGGCGGGCCGCGGCTTCGCGCAAGGCCTTGCGGGCCGCCTCCCCGTTGAGTTCGTAATCGAACATGCCTATATCTCTCCTGGCGCGGATCGGGCCGCCCGGCCAATAACCGGGAACGGATCAGGACGTTGGCTTCGGGCCGCGCTCTTCCACTTCGATGAACAGGGTCTTCAGCGCTACGGTGCGGCGCAGTCGGCCGCGCGCCGCCCAGCGGGCCACGAAGGTATCGTTGCCGATCGTCAGCCGCTGCTCGAACAGATCTTCGCCCATGTCCGATTTCCCCGGCAAGCGCACCAGCTCGCCCGCACTGGCGATGCGCGGCAGCTGCGCGAAATCGGCGATCGTCACCGCGCGCTGGTTGCTGCGCCATTCCCGCAGCGGGTCGCCATGTTCGCTGCGAACATGGCCCACCGCCGATGGGTCCAGACTGAAATCGAAGCCGTCAACCGATCGGCCCAGTTCCGCCTCGATCGCGCGCGCCTGATCGCTGCGCAGCCGACCCAGCGTACGCGCGGGTGGCGCGGGCAGGTCGGGCTTGGGCTCGAGCACTTGGGCAGCATAGCGGCGCGTATTGTCTGCGGTGCTGGGCAGCGCGCGATAGCTGTCCGCCAGGGCGTCGGCCGTCTCGGCCGGCAGGCTGTCCATGAAGGCCTTGGCAATCTGATATTCCCAAGCGCCCACCTTGCGCGCCATTGCCTGCACCGTTTCGGAAACGCTGGCGCCGGGTGCATAATCCCAGCCCTTGCCGATACCAGGCGGCGCGCCGGTCGTTGGATCGCGCGTGTTCCATCCCTCGGGCAGGCTCTTGCCGGGCACGCCGCCCACGCGCTTGATCCCGCGTGTCGATCGCGCGCCCACCACATAGCAGGAACAGCCCCAGTCGCTCGGCGGATAATGGGTTTTCCAGAAGGGGTGATCGGGCGGCAGCGCAATGCCGTCCCAGCTCAGATGCTGTGGCCGCGGCTCCAGGCTGCCTCCATGGCGATAAACCCACCAGGGAAACTTGCCCGCCTGTAGCTGGGCATACCGGCCGGCGGCATAGCTGGTGTAGGAATTGGTGCGATAGATAACGCCCACGCGCCAGGCCTCGCCCCCAGTGCTGCCTTCACCGGCCCAACCGGTCCAGCCATGGCGCTTCACGATCCCACGGAAGTCACGCCGGAATTCCTCGATACCGCGCCCTTCCGCGATCGCCTTGTCCACCGCAGCCGCCAGGTCCGACAGCAGGTCCGCCTTGACCGCGCCGGCCACCATGAACGCATCGTCATGCGCAGCCCCGGTGATATCGTCCCACCGGCGGGTCGGCACCTGGTTGCCCAGCTTGCGACGGAAGAATGCAACCTGTTCGGTGAACGGACGGCCCAGCGCACCCGAAACGCTGGATGGGTGCTGCTCGCTGTCGCCGGCCATCACGCGCTCTCGTTGGTGATGTCGCTCCGCCCGGCGGCGTGTGCGGCCGCAAGCCCGCCCGCGATCACGTCGGCCAGTCCGGCGCTTTCGATGTCACCGAACGCGCCTGACAGCATTTCGCGAAATTCGTGCAGGTCGCGTGCGCGCTCCAGCATGGTCTCGATCGTGCCCGCCATTTCCTGAATATGGGTATCGCCTTCTCCGGCCAGTTGCAGGGCGATTTGTTCGGCCGGGTGCGTCGGGTTCTGGCGCGAATGCAGCGTCAACGCGCTCCGATCGGCACCGGGCTGCGCGGGATCGAATGCGATCTGCGCCGGTGCAGGTGCTGTCAGGATCTCGTCCCGTTCGCCCGGATCGCTCAGGCCGAACTTGCCGCGGATCTCGGTGGCGCTGACGCGCAGGCCCAGCGGTACCATCTCCTTCAGGCTTTCGGACAGCAGCTTCAGGTCTTCCTGTTCCGGCCGCGTGATCGTAACCTTGGGATAGGCATTACTTGGCCCGAACTCGAGATCGCACCACGGCCGCACCAGATCGCGATTGAGTACGGCCGATGCCGCCTTGCCATCCGCTTTCTCGATGTCTTCGCGCACGTCGTTGTGAGCGTTCGCCTGCCCCGATCCCAAGCCTCCGGCCTGCGCATCGGTGGTGTTGGTCTGGCCCAGAACGGCTTTCGACACCTGCCGGTCCAGCCAGTCGGCCCGTTTTTCGTAGAGGGCGGAACCAGCGGTCACATTGCTGGCTTCGACGAAATCGATATCCATCCCTTCCGGAATGATCGCCGCGCAATCGCCCGCGATGTTCGCAACCGCGCGGTACAGCGTGTCGCGATCGTCCTGGCTGGCCCCGGCATGGTATTTGCCCACGCGGATCGGCTGCCCGTAGGTCTGGGTGAAGATCGCCCAGTCGCGCTGGGTGTAGGCCTTGAACATCCAGCTCCAGGCCGCCAGACGCGCCAGGCCCGATCGGATCTGCAAACCGCTCTTCGCCTTGATCTGCATGCGGATGAACTTGAATGCCGGCAGCGGCGTATCCTTGCCCCTGCCATCCTCGCCGCCGCGTAGCAGCGGGGTACGCCCGTCACGATCATATCTGAAGAACCGCGGATCGCACCATTCGAGGCGCGCGGGCAGGTACTGGCCTTCGCTCACATCCCAGATGATTTCGGTGAAGGAAATGCCCTTGCCGATCGCATCGAGGATATCGAACATTTCATCCGCCAGCTCGTCGCGCTTCAGCCATTCGCTGACCATGTCGGCGCGCCGCTGGTCTTCCGCGCTGTCCGATGCCGGTTCCACCGTGATGTCCAGCTGGCTGACGGCGCGCTTGCGCGTGCCCAGGACGCCCACGTAATGCAGGTCGCGTTCCTCGATCTGTTCGGCGAGTTCGAAATAGCTCAGCGGTTCGCCCTCGTCGGCTTCGCGCAGGATAGTGGCCAATCGGCGGGGGTTCAGTCCGTCGGCCGGATACCCCGCGATCGGTTGCCGCACTCCTGCCAGCGTGGGTCCCGCCACTTCGCGCGTCAGCACGGCCTTACGCAGCGGATTTCCCCATTGATCGACCAGCGCCGTCATTTTCGGTTGTTCCCTTGGATTGAAATGCCCCCTAGCGGCAATTTTAAAGGCCCTGAGAAGGCGGGTGCGGAAAATTTGGCTGTCACGGGGCCTTGGATGGCCTCAGCGGCCTTTCTCGCGCAAATTCTCATATGGCACCCATTCCGCGACCGGCGCCCAGTGGCGGGCGCCACCAGTTGCGGCTTTCGCCATCATCGTCATCATCGGCGCCGTGGCCCGTGCCAGTCCCCGCTCTGATCGGGCGATAGGCATAATCGGGAATGGTTTCGTTCATCGTTGCAGCGTGGAAGTTCCACAGCGCGATCGCGCCGTCGCCGTGGCGCTTGCCGCCATCGGTACCCTTTGTGCGGATATCGGTCGGCATCTTGGCCACGCCGCCGATCGTCTGCAGCTGGCGCAGGTCGCCGCGGATATCGGCATCGGCCGGGATCAGGATCGTCCCGTCCTCGAACGCCGCGCGGAACCGCGGGCCGGTTTCGCGCCGCCAGGCATCGGACGGCATCAGCTCTACGATGCGTTCGGGCCCGTATCGCTGGGCGGCTTCCTGCGCCAGCGCCATGCCGTTGCCGTTCGCATCCAATATGCCGCCGCCGAAGCGGTTCAGATCCATCACCAGGTCCACCGCCCAGAACAGCGCCTGCTTCTGCTGATCGTATGGGCACTGCGCCATTTCGATGATCAGCGGCACGTGCCGCTTCAACTGCTGGTCGGTAAAGCCAAGCGCCAGACAGGTGCGATCCTGCCGCATGGCGAAGTCTTCGCCCAGGAACCAGGTGAAGCCCTGGCCGGCATATGCCTTCAGCACCGGGCGCACCTGTTCTTCTAGCCACATCAGCATCTCGGCCTTGCGGGTGCGTTCGGGCCAATGAACGAATTCGCCCAGTTGCGCGTGCCTGGGTGGTGGGCTCCAGCGGCGCAGTTGATAGCGATCGGTGCTGCAGGCTTCGATCCAGGCCAGCGGCAACAGAACGCCTTCGCCTTCGCGGGCAATAGCGTCCAGCTCTTCGCGCATTGCTTCCACCCGGCTGCCATAGGCGCGGCGGATCTTGCGGTACCACTCGGCTTTGCCTTCCGGGCTCGGCTCCCAACCGCGCATCAGGCACACCCGCTCGTACAGCCCGTTCTCCACCGCATCGTCGAATGTGATGGTGTGGATCGAATAATCGTACTGACCGGCGCGGGTTTCCTTGATCAGCTCGTTGAACGGGTTGAGGTTGCCATTGTGGGTGGAAATGATCCGGATCACGCCACCCCAGATCAGCAGCGCGTTACAGGCATCGATCACTGCGGCCACATTGCGGTGGAACGCGGCTTCGTCGATGATCACGCGGCCCTGCAAGCCGCGGATATTGGCCGGGTTGCTCGACAGTGCGACGATCGCGAAGCCCGATGCAAAGCGAATGCGATAGGCGGCGATCTGTTTGCTCGATCCGTCCGGCTGCACGTCGTCGAACAGGAATTCGTCGATCGTCAGCAATTCCTTCGCCACGTGCTTTGCAAAGCCTGCGCAGGTGCTGATGAACTCCAGCCCTTTGTCCTTCGTATCGCCGATGTAATAGGTCGAATCCCCGCCCGCGCTTTTCGCGGCGGCCGCGATCATCGTGCTATCCAGCGCCTCGGCAAAGGTGACCCCGGTACGGCGGCCCTTCTCGGCCAGCTTCAGCGGCGATGTGTCCTCGATCCACGCCTTCTGGTGCGCCATCAGGATGCCATCGGCCAGCGGGTCCAGATCGGCGGGTGGCACCGTGCCCGGCACCCAGTCGTCGATCGGCGATCGCGGCGGTGCCTGGTCGGCCGTGGGGAGGGTGTCGGCCTCGATCACGACTTAACGCCCAGGAACTCGCGCCGCATCTGCGCGATCGCATCGGCTGACAGGCCAGCTTCGCGTACCACCTGTTCCGCCCGATCGGCGGCGGCCTCGACCTGTTCGGATACGCGCCGCTCCAACTGCTTGCGATATTCGTCCGATTTCGACTGCGCGCCCACCGCCGATTGCAGCGATCGGGAAAGCTCCATGATTTCCTTCGTGCTCAGCTCGCCGCCTTCCAGCGCCTGGTAGGCGGCGGTCTTGATCATCTCGGCCACCATCACGGTCACTTCGTCGGGGCCTTCGGGCCCCAGCGTCTCGACCAGCTCGGCCGACATACGGCGTACAGCGTCCAGCTGGCGGAACTGGCGGGCCTTGCGGATAGAATACCGGCCGAAGGCGCTCTTGCTGATCGGGTCGATACCCTTGTCCGCAAGGCGCAGGTTGAACTCTTCCAGGATCGTGGTCTGCGGCAGCTTGTTTTCGCGCAGCTGCTCCAGCGCCCACACGATATCTTCCTCTGCCTCTTCGGGCAGCATGTCGATCGACGACAGATGCCCGCGGCCGCGTGCCTCGCGCTTCATGCGCCCCTCCGCCGCTTGCGCCGCCGCCAGGCCAGCTCGATCGCATCGGTGCTCAGGAAGATGACGGCCAGCACCAGCAGCGCAGGCCAGATCGCCGCGACGGCCAGTGCCACCCACTTGCGAAGATGCAGCTTCACGTTCAGCAGATCCATCGCGAGGAGGTAAACCACCCCCGCGCCGATCAGATATCCGATACCCACGATGACCGCGCCCATATCACTCGGCCTCCGCCGGGCGGGTCACACCTTCGATCACGCCGCGTTCGTCCAAATGGTCGCGCCCGCAGCGCGCGATCCGGGCGATCGGCATCTCGCCGGCCATTTGGATCTCGATCGCACCCAGCGTTTCCAGCTTGCGCAGCTGGGTGAAAACCCAGTCGCGATCGCGCCTGATGCCGTACACATCCAGCGCGCGCTGCAGCGGCAGAATGGATAGCCGGCCGTCAGTCTGCTCCGCCAGTTCACGCAGGATCTGCAGCCGCGCATCGGCAGCAAGCCGCTCCTTCAGGTCCAGCCCGACATTCATTTATCCAGTCCTTTCGGGATCAGCACATCGTAAAGCCGGTCGATCTGTCGGCCGATGATCTTGAGGTCGGAGACCGCAGCGCTCACCTCGCGCGCCATGCCGTCCTGCTTCTCGCGAATGCCGGGCAGCTGCGTCACGATATTGTCGATCGCGCGGCGATTGCCTTCGACCTGCTCACGCAACGCCGGCAGCGTAGCCAGCTTCTCGGCCACATCGTCGCGATGCTCTTTCAGTTCTGCCGATAGCGATCGCAGGCTGCGTGACAGGGCTTCGATCGCCTGGTTGCTCAGCGCGCGGTCGCGGCGCATGGCCTGCAGTTCCTCGTCCACCTTCAGCAGCGCGCCGGCGAACTGCTCGGTCTTTTCCTCCTGGGCGCGCAGCTCGGCCTCGATCCGCCTTAGGTCTTCGGCTGATGCACTGTTCGCTTGCAACTGGCTGATCTGCTCGCCGAAGCTCGACAGCTTGCTCCCAAGCGCCTTCATCTCATGGCCGAAATTGTTGACCTTGTGCTGTACCGCTCCGGTGCCCACCGGATTGGCCGCGCCGCCGCGCCAGATCACGTAGCCGATTCCGGCAAGGATGATGGCGATGATCGCCAGCTCCAGCAGTTTGCCGCTATCCATTGTCCGCGTCCCCGTCCTTCGATGTCTTGAATAGTTTGCCGAAGGCGCCGCGCGCGGCTTCGAACCCTGCCGTCACTGTTTCCTTCACCTGACCGCCCAGCAGCTCGATCAGGGAATATCCCGAAAATCCCAGTCCGATCGAAAGCACGAAGGCGAACAGCCAGCCTGGACGCGCCTCGAGGATCCACAGCTGCACCGCCACCACCATCAGCAGACTGACCACCAGGAACCGGGGCGTTCCCAGCGATCGTTCCTTGGGAAGTGCCAGAAACCGTGCGCAGAGCACGCCCAAAAGGCCCAGCGCTGCGGTGATGACGGGCACCTCGATACCGCCGATCACCAACACGGTTTCGGCCTGGGGCGCTGCCTTATCCAGCGGCACACTCGCCATCGCAGCCAGCACCCAGCTGACAGCGAATTTGTGGAAGGCCACGGGCCCCTCGATCATCGCATACGCCTTTCCAGCTTGGCCTGGCAGTCGATGCAGCGGGTCGCGCTGGGCAAGGCCGCCCGGCGCGCAGCCGGTATTTCCTCGCCGCAGTCCTGGCAGAACTCATCACCCTCCAGGGCCAGCTTCGCCTTCATGCGCTCGATCTCGCGTTCGCGCTCTGCCTCGGCAAAAGCACCGCTGCTTTCGATAGCCCGTTCGCCCAGTTCCATCACTGCGCTCCCTGGGCGTTCGGATCGCCTGAATTGGGATCGACTGCGTTCTGCTTCAGCAGCCAGTCGATCAGGGCGTTCAGCTGGATCGCTTGTTCGGTGGCGATCACATCCCGGTCTAATTGTTCGGCGGGATCTCGATCGAAGGCGAAAGGAAGTCCATTATCACCGGCCGCTTCAGCAGGTCCGCTGCCGGCAGCGGAAAGGCGGGGCATTGCGATACTTGTGCCCGCACCGGCAACACCGGTTCCGGATTGTAGCTGTTCGCGCAAGCGCTCAGCACGGGCATGCAGGCCAGCAAGCTGGCGGCGATAATCTGCTTCCACCGCATCGGTGATCTCCTGTTGTTCGCCCCTCACGCGGTCCAGGCGCTTTTGCTCGAGGCGCGCGGCCTCGGCTTGGGCGGCCCGGTAGTCGATCTTGGTCTGTTGGTGCGCCACGCGTTCGTCGTTGCGCTCCTGCCGCGCCGTATCGCGCTCGAAAGTGCGATCGGCGATGCGATCGCGCAGGGCAGGCTCGATCCAGATCAGCTGGACGGCGCAGATCGCTCCCAACATGGTGATAGCTGCATGGCGCCAGTCGCTGGTCACCCACTCGAACAATGCGCGCAAAACGCGCGCGACCATTCGGCCAAGGCCAATCGCCCAGCTCAGCAACGTCCCGATCATCGCCCCAGCCTTTCGGCCCGGTTCAGCCAGCCCTTCAGGAATTTCGCCTGGCTCGGATTGCGTCGCACGATCGCGTGGTAGCGATCCTTCACCGCTTCGCGGAATTCAATGACCAGCTGTGTGGCGTGGCGCTCCCACATCGAATTGAAGGCGGATAGGGTCCGATCGCCGATCTGCCCGTCTACCTTCAGCGGGATCGTGCGGTACTGCCCTGCGCGCAGCACAGCATTGATCGCCTGCTGCAGCAGCTTCTTTGCCGCATGGTTGCCCCCGTTCACTCCCTGGTCGAACAGCATCTCGCCGATCGGCTGCGGAAAGCTCTCGCACTCCAGCACTTCCCAGAAAGATCGCTTGTACAGCGATTTCGCATCGCCCACGCTCAGACGGCGGACATCGGCCCCGTCGATATCGCCATCCATGTCCAGGTCGAAGTCGGCATAGCCATCCAGATCCTCGTCGATCTGGCCCTCGGCCTTCAGGAAGCGGAGCGAAATTCCGTATTTCGTCGCACCGCCGCGATCGACTGGATCGTCGACGAAGCCGCCTTCGATGCCCAGAAGGTCGGCAAAGGCGTGTTCGAACCGCTCGCTGAAGGCGGTAGCCACGATCGGTTCTGGGGGTGATTTCTCGGCGTCCATGGCAACCGGGTGTACGGTTGCAGCGCCGTCGATAGCATGCCCGCGGGCGCGGGCATCGGCATCAGATCTGGAAAGAAAGCTGGGCGCTGCCCTTTTCGGGCGGGCTATCCATGCGGTCGAACATCTTATCGACGCCGGTTTCGGTCATTCCCAGTTTCGTGGCGATCTCGCCATTGGAATCGCCATTGGCGCGGTAATGCCTTGCGCGGATCGTCCGGGCAAGAGGCACGCGAATTTGCGCCGGCGAATAAAGCGCGGCGAGCTTTCCCGCCCGCTCTTCGCCCAGTGCTTCGGTGATCGGGTGATCGGCCTTGATTTCGCCAGGCACATACAACCGACGCCCGCCGAACTTTTCGGCGAGGAGGATCAGGCCCTCTTCACCCAGAAGCGCGATCAGGCTGGCTGTAAGCTCTTCACTCATCGTTGTAGCACCGCCGCGTGCTGACCCGGATGATCGTCGGGAAGAACGGTGGTTACGGCTTCGCCGCGCACCACGAAGATAAGCCCGTCCACGCGCACCAGATAATCGTGTTCGCTCAATGCGCGGGCTGCTGAATGCGCCCGCTCGAGCGAAGCTTCGATCTGCAGCCGCATGGCTTCTACCTCGACGCCGCCCGCCCGCTCGAGAAAGCGGACCATGGCATGATCGGTTACGCGCAATCCGGTCATCACCCGGTCACCATAATGCCAAGCAGTACCGATACGATCCCGACCGTCGCCGCCACGATCACCGCGCGGATCGCACGCTTGCCATTCGATTTCTGCTGCCGGCCCAGTTCAGGCAAATCCAGCCAACCGAGCGTCTCGTATTCACGCTTCAGCGGTCGTTCGTTACGGTCGAACACGATTGCTCTCCTTCTGCAATTTGGCTTCCGCCTGTTTGCGCCAGTTTTGAAGTGCGCCCAGCAGGCAGCTGGTCGATCGCGCAGTCAGTCCGCACATGCGGATCTGGGCGCCCTGCCAGTCACGGCTGATCCGTGCGCCTGCCGCTTCCAGGGTCGCGCACACTTGCTCTTCCACTTCGTCGCGGCGGGCCACGAACCGCGTCCAATCGCTGCCGGTGCGGAAGGTGCCGACCCGCCTCAGCGGGGCGATCCCACGGCGCTCGACCAGCGTCAGCGCAGCCTTCAATTCGGCGTTCATGCTTCCGGCACCGGGTTGGCCAGCTCGCGCAACTTGTTGCCCAGGGCCTTGGCCAGGCGTCCGTAATCCTCGGCGCTGTATCCGCCCTCGGTCGCCGCCGTGTCGATACCGCACAGCCTCTTCGCCGCGATGTCCAGGTACCATTCGGCCGGAACGTGGTTGCCGGCCTTCAGCTTGCCCAGGATCACTTCGCACAAGTGCATCTGCAGCTCTTTCGGGCTCAGCTTGTGCCCGTCATGCGCCGCGGTCTGTCGCCAGCCATGGCGCTGTGCCATCGCCTTCAGCGCCTCGATCAGCTTGTGGGCGTCGCGCTGGTTGGCCCAGCTCAGCCGCTCGCACTTCAGTTGGCGCCGGGCAAATGCCTCCAGCGCTTCCTCGGCAGGGTTCTGCACCACGCCCAGGTGATGCAGGCTGATCCACAATGCGCGCGCCTTGCGTGCCATCGGATGGGTCGCCGCTTTCTTTCCGGCGCGGGGCAGCGGCCTGAAGCCGATGGCTTTCATTCGCTCGATAACGCGCGCCAATTGTGCATCGGTGCAGTCGCCCGCGCTGCCGTGCCCGGTCTGTTCGAAAAGCAGTTGCCGATAATCGTCTTCGTCCATCGCCAGCTGCTTCTTGGCGACGTGGATCTTGGCCAGCATCGATCGGCGATGCTGGCTTGCGCGATCGAAGGTCGCAGCGCGTGCTGCCACGGCCGTCATGCCAGATCTCCACTGCGCTCGCGTTTGAATGCGGCGAAGCCCCTGCACAGGGCCACGAACCTTTCGTCGCGCTCGATCAGGCTATCGGCATTCACCGCGGAATTGATGATCGTCGCGTGATTGCGGCCGCCAAGCATCGTGCCGATGGCCGGGTAACTTGCTGGCGGGTTGCCCGTATGGTTGCGCATTATCCACGTGAACAGCGAACGCGCCCTCAGCAATGGGCGGACCCTGCGCTGGGAAGTCAGTTCGTGCCGATCGAGTTGGAGCTGTCTCTTGATATAGGCGAAAGCCAATTCGCCGATCCGGTAATCCTCTACGCCGATCTGTCGCATTTCAGTTCTCCAGCATCGCCGCCAGCGCGACCAGGACGATCCCGCCGGCGGCTAGAATTGCGGGTAAGGCGATCGCCTCGCGGCGGGCGGCTGCTCGGCCTTCCTGCGCAACGAAATCGGAGATCGCCCGGCGGATAAGTGCGGACATCGTCATGTTCCGACCGTGCGGCGGGAAAGCTGTGCCCAGGCATCCTGAACATGCTTCACATTCAGCTCGGCATGCTCTGAAATCGCCAGCATCTTCGCCAGCTCCAGCGTGAAGGTCACGCCGCGCAACGCGCCGGGCAGCTGCGCGATGCGGTGGATTTCGCGTGCGATCGCCGGGTCCATGATCCCCCATGCATCCAGCAAGACGTCGACATCGTCTGGAAGCGGTCGGGACCGGACGATCGATTGCGCCACCCGGCTGAACAACTGGGCGAATGCAGCGGCGCGCGATCCACCGTCGATTTTCTGCTGCACCTGTTCGTTGCCCAACAGGGCGATGCCCATGCCAGTGGTGTCATGCCAGTGGCGCACTTCCTCGATCGACTGGACGGTCAGATGCTGCGCTTCGTCAAGGATCAGCAGGGGGTCCTGCAGCTTGGATGCGCGATCCTTGATCTGCATCGACATGCTCTGGATGTCGCCCGGCGGGCTTGCGACGCCCATTGCATACAGCACTGCTCGCAACATGGCGCGAATGCCTGATGTCGCGGGGCTTATGGTGACCAGATAGACATTGGAATTGCAGCTCTCGAAATGCTTGGCGGTGATGCTCTTGCTCATCCCCGGGCCCATCGCGGCCATGGTGATCCTGCCCCGCTTGGCCCAGGTCAGCAGGCTGATCAGCTGCAGGCTGGTGGCTGTCGGATAGTAGTCTGGCAGCTCCACGGCCTTGCTGGCAGCGGCTGCTTTTGCCGCCAGCGTCTGGCGATAGACGAAAACCTCTTCCGCGATCAGCTCGCCGGGCGCCCCATACTTGTTGTGGGCGAACAGGCTCAGCGTGCTGCCCGATCGGCCGATGCGCGCCTCCAGCTGCTTCCAGCTCAGGCCCGTTTCTTCCTTGTGCTGGTTCAGCCAGTTGCGCTGCTGCTCGACATCGATCTGCTGTTTCTTGGGATCGTTCATGCTACCCGTGTCTCCGTCCTTCGTTGGGCACGGCGCACGGGGGCGGGTTCCAATCGATCCCCGTGCGCCGATCTCTTCATGTCTGGTTGTCGGTCACCAGGCGCAGCGCATTGAACACGCGCGTCTGGCGATCTTCCTGTTCTTCCTGATGCGGCTTCATCGCGGCGGCGGCCGCGCCCGCCGTTCCGCGATGGCGCGCAATGCGAACCACTGACGGTTCCGGGGTGATCGGCTTCGGCGCATCGGGCTGAAGTGCGGCCACTTGATCAGCATCCAGCAGCTGCTGCGCCTCGATCGCGGCCTTTGTGGCCTTGCTGACATTGGCGGTCAGCTTGGCACTGCGCTTTGCGGCATCGGAATCGGAGAACCCGGTATCGGCGATAACCGGTGCAGTGCCCAAGAAGCGGCCTTCACGATCGTAAACGTGGATCTCGCTGTGCAGATTGTCCGGGTCGAACCTTACGGTGACCTTCTGCCCCGCAAGCGCGCCGATCTCGGTCGACCAGTAGCGATTGCCGAACAACGCGATCTCGCCCGTTGTTCGGTTCACCAGCTTCTGATCGGCAGCCAGCAAGGCCATGCGCAATTGCGCATCGTCGGCCTTCTTGATCGGCGCGATTGCATAGCTTTCGGCGAACGTCCGGTCGAAACTGCGCCCTTTGCACACTCCCCCGCGCCGGTTGGGCCGGGCGTTGTGATCGCGCACCCCGTTATCGACATGGGCGACAAACTCGTCCCATTCGATTGCACGGCTGCCGTAATTGTCGGGCTTCGCCACCGGGCTGTTGCCGGTATATGCACCTTCCATGGCCGGATGCTTGGCGATCCGGTCGCACATGTCGCGAAATGCGCGTTCGATCGGCTTCGATTGGCCGCGATAAGGCAGGGCCCAGTGGATATCGATGCCCAGGCCGGTCAGCAGGCCCGTTGGATCTTCGTCGCGGATCTTGAATCGGAACCGGCTCTTCGCACCGCCGGTGATCCACTTGCTGGCAAAGCCGCGGCCGTTATCCAGTACGCAGGCCATGGGAATGCCGAACTCGCGGAACAGATCGGCGAACACCAGGCGCACCGCGGCGGCATTTTCGGTCAGCGACAGCCGCCAGGCCACCACCTTGCGGCTGTAGATATCCTGGATTGCCACCATGATCGGCCGGATCGGCTTGCCGGTTTCGGGCGATCGCACGAAAACGTCGAACTTGTGGCCGTCGATATTCACGCATTCCAGCGCATGCATGTCCGCAACCGAACGGCGCTGGGCAGGCTGTGCACGGCGCAGCGCTTCAGGCCCTTCGCGCTTCAGCTTCACCACATCACGGGGCAGCTCGCGCTTCAGCCGCCTGCTGAATGTGCGCGCAGAAGGCATTGAGAGGCCTCTTTCCGCCGCGATTCTGGCCGTGCGATCGTAACAGCTGGTCAGCGTGGGCTGCGACGGGCGCAACCAGTCGCTCTTGAACACGGTCCACAGACCTTCATCGATCTCCGCTTCCGATCCGCCGCCTTTGCGGCGTGGGGCCAGCGCAGGCAGTCGGTTGGCTGCATCGATTCCGTCCACCGCGCGCAGCCAGTTCCACAGCGTCGCCTTGCCGACCGATCGTTCCGCTGCAATTTCGGCTACTGCGGCAGTCTTCGTCGCCCCGGCAGCCACCAAAACTTCGATCTCGCACACGATATCCAGTCGGAACTGGGCGACTTCACGCACCTTGGCGGTTTGCTGTTCGAACCAGCGCCAGCCATGACGATCTTCGCTGCGTTTCTCGCTTATCTGCGGCTTCGCGATCAGGCCGCGGCGCGCTAGCTCCAACTGGACCGCAGGGGGAAGCAGCGACGCGTGAAATTCATGGCCACCGCCATGCCCGCGCCGCGGCCTCACCAGCAGGCCTCCATCGGCATCCGCTTTGCTGTACCAGCGTTCCTCCTTCGCGCGCCGGGCGATAGATCGCTTGTCGCCTGGCAAACCGGGCAATGCCATCTCGGCAAGGTCCGCGGCAGAGAACCAGGGCGAATCCTGCGGCGCATCCGGCGCTAATCGTCTTGCCTGTCCGGTCCCCACCTATTTGTCCTCTCGTATGGTCTGTGTCGTTCCCGACAGGCCGCGCTTTTCCGCCTGAAGATCGCGGATCAGCAGGTCGATCTGGCCCAGGCGCGCGGTGCGCACTTCCTCGCCCACCAGCAGCGCCGCTCCGATCTCGCGCATCAGCGGATCCAGCAGGTCCTGCCTGCTGGTCACCACGGCCAGCGCCAGCAGGCGGCTCATCGGCACCCGGTGTTCGATCCGTGCCGGGCTCGAATAGGCATCCAGCATCGCCCGGCTGATCGGTTCATCCAGCAACACGCTCATTTCGGCCGCGATCACTTCGCGCGTGCGCGGATCAGTATTCAGCATGGTGCCCACGGTCTCGTTGATGCGGCGCTCCAGACCCGCCAGCTCGGCTCGGCCGCGGCGGGGTGCGGGCGCTTCGAAATCGAACGCCACCTGGTCGGGATGGGCCTTGGCCTTAGGCATTGTTCGCCCGCCCTTCCGCCGTTGGTCCGGCGTATGCTGTCTCGAGCTGTTGGATCGCGACCCGGCTTTTCACCGATTGCCTCTCCAGCTCTCGGCCAGCTGCTCCATCGCGCTGGGCACAGTGTTCAGATCGATCCGGAACTCGTTCCGCGGGTGGCGCTTGGAACGGCTGCAGTCGGTAGCGCCGGTTTTCTCCCTCTGGTTTGCCTTGGCCATCACATTGCCCACCATGCGCAAAGGGCGGTGGTTTCGATCGCGATAGCCACCAGTGCCCAGGTGAACGCGCCATTCACATGGCCATCGTCCGCGGCCTCTGCCGGCATTTGGCGTGCTTCGGCAAAATACGGGTCCGCTTCCAGATACTCGCCGGCATTGTCGCGCATGTCGCGGCTCCCCTGGCGGTAATGGTCCAGGATCTTCGCCCACTTCACGGGGTCGGTCACCGTCGCCCCCAGCGGCAGCTCGCGCTCCAGGGCAAACCCGTGCAGGCTGGCGCATGCGAATTGGTTTGGCGTTTCGGCCATGGTCAATTTTCCTCCCACCAATATGGTTTCTTGGATGCCTCGGGCGTCGCGATCGGCGCGGGGGCCACGCATTCCGCCCGGTGCTTTTCAGCCATCCTGTTCTGCAGCGTGCGTGCGCGATCGCGGGCAGCCTGCAGCTTCAATTCCAGGTCTGCCTCTCGCGGGGTGATCCCGCGCTGCAGCCCGTATTCGAAGCATTTGCGGTGGTGGCGCAGCTGTTCGGCGCGGGTCGGCATCACGGGTGCCCTCCTGCCGCGATCACGGCCGCCGCCAGTTGGGCGCTGCCCCGTTCCAGCGCAGCAACCGTCAGCCGATCCTCGGCCATGCTCCAATTGAAGCTACGCACAGCGTTCTGCACTGCGCGCTTCGGCAGGTTCAGGTCCGCTGCAATCTCGATTGGCTTGCATCCGGCGTCGGACAGCTCGAAAATGTGTCTCTCGAACGGCTCGAGGTCGATCATCGTACACCTCCGATCGGGACAGCCCGCAGCGGTGCTCCATCGGGCGCGCGAGGCAGGGGAATCTGGGCAAGAATTTCGATTGATCGCGCCACGCCGGGAGTCGTACGGATCGCACCTCGCTCTTCCAGCGCAGTGATCTGCCTATGAACGGAACTGCGGTTTGCTAGGCCGAGGCCGCGCGCAATCTCTTCCATAGTCGGCGCGAAGCCGTTGGCTTCGATCGATCCGGCGATGAAGCGCAGCGTTTCGCGTTGCGTTGGGGTCAGCGCCAGCATCACGCGATCCCCTTGATCGGTGCGATCGGCTCGCTCAGCTTGGGCAGCCAGATGGTCCGCGTCTGCCCGGGTTTGGTCGGGCGCATGGTGTCCCAGACCACCCAGCAGTAATCGATCATTCCGCCACGAAAGGCGCGATTGCCCATCGCTGCGATGCGATCGCCCGGCGGCATGCTCGGGCGCTGGGTCAGGTGCAGGATGGCCTGCGGGGGATGGTCGGCTGCGAACAGGTTGAAGCGAGCCTGGCTGCTCAGCCACTTGTTCGGCATGAGGAAGCACACGCGCCCGTCGGCAAGGCTCATTGCCTTGCGCGCGAAATCCTCTGCGATCCCTTTGATATAGCTGTAAGGCGGGTTGCAGATGATGCTGCACGTGCCCGGCGCCTTCGTCTGGTGCAGGAAGTTTCCGCTGAACCAGCGCGGCCGCGCCAGATCCGGGCAGGCGTCGAACTGCTCCCAGGCGAAATTGTCGACTAGGTCTGACCCATAAGTTTGCAGGCCCAGTTCCCAGGCCGCCTGCAGCGTATTGCCCAAGCCGCAGCTCGGATCCCAGACGCCATGACCTAGGGCTCGCTCGCGTTCGAAATCGCCAAGGGCGGCAGCCAGCTGGCGCGCGCACCAGATTTCGTCGACATACCAGTCCAGCGGATGGCGCTTGGCATGCCGGCCGGATGAAATCTCACCGCGCATCACAGCTTCCCCTCTTCGGCCATGCGAAAGGCGATTGTGTTTGGCGGGAATTTAGGATCGGGCTCTCGCAGCAGCTCCCTGAGAACATCGCGTTCTTCGTGGGTGAATTGCTTGTAGAGTTCCGGCAGCAGGCGCTTGCGCTCGGCGCGGCCAAGTCGGGACCACCCGCCCTTGATCTGGTCGTAGAACTTCTGGTGGGCAGCCGGGGCTGGGCCCTCGGGCCGATCGATCCCGGCCTGCACCCGCGCCTCGTCCGCACTCAGCTCGCTATCCGCCAGCAGCGCCTCGATCACCGCGCGCCGATGCAGTTCGTCCGGTACCGCGCAGATCTTCTTCAGCTGGCTGGCGTTCTCGCCCACCACCGGATGCTTCGCCAGCGCTTCGATCAGGTCGGGGAACGGCTCGATCAGCAGGCGGAATAGCGAAAGATCACGCCGGATTGTTCGGCGGTCTAAGCCAAGCGCGTCGGCAACCGATTCCTGCCAACTGTATGCTGCGGACATCTTGTCCGCAGCATCGTCAGCCTCCTGCTGAAGCACTTGGTCGGCAGTAGTCTCCTTATCTTTTACACGCTGCCAACGCGCCTTCGCTCCAAGCTGGTGCTGCTTCAGATCGCCATGCTCTCGCGCGATGCGATCCTGCGCGGCCTGGACCAGTGCCGCGGTGAATTTCGCGCGCTCGATCGGCCCCAGCGGGCGGCGGTGCAAATTCTCGCTGGCTTCCAGGTCGGCCAAGTCTTCGGCTTGGCCTTGGACTTCCAGCGCATAGACCTGGATGCCTTCCATTTCGCACCCGCGCAGGCGATGCAGGCCGGTCACCAGTTTCCACGGCTGGTTGCCCTTGCGCGGCTGCACCTTGATCGGGTCGCGCTGGCCATCCACCGCGATCAGGCGCCCCAGTGCCGTGGCCTTGTCCTCGTGATAGAAGCCGATGCGGTCCGGCACGAAGATCTCGGCCGGGTCCAGCGCCATCACCTGCGCATTGGCGAAGAACGGCGGGTGGCTGCTCATGCGTCACCTCCACGGTCGGGGCTTGACGCCCCGACCGCTTCGGTCATCCTGCCCTCGTCACAAGCCGCAGGAGATTTGCTATGAAGTCCTTGGCCGACCGCATCATGGCGCTCGAATACTACGTCTTGGCGCTCACTCTTGCCGCCGAGAATGCAACGCCAGGCACGGCCGATCGCATCGCGGCCCAAGCGCATCAATTTGCGGATAAGCTGAGCGACCCGTTTCCCGGTGCTGCGCGGGAATTGCGGGGCCTTGCCGATTCCTACACTGGTGGGCTTGGACTGCCCGCCAATGAGTGAACCCGCCTGGGCTGCCTTCAGTGACATGCGATAGGCAACAACGCGCCGCGCCACTTCTTCGCCAGACATCGAAGTCAGGTCTATGCGCCGGTGGCTGCTCATTTCGCTACCTCACTTAGACAGTGACCGGCTTCTGCAGTGCGCTTAGCCTGCTCCCCATCGTCAACGGATACGGAGCGCGAACAGTGACCATGACCACCGAAGACCGCATGCGGATGTTCGAAAATCGCCTTGGCTATCTGGAAGCCAGACTGTCTTCCCTGCGCCACATCGCCATCGCCCATATTCGCGCCGCGGAAGAAAGTGCGCCAGGCGTCGCGAAGCGAACTTTCGCCACGGCAAAACGCCAACATGCCTTCGAAGCGGCGGAAAATGCGCCGGGTGACGAAGGCATTCTCGATGCGATGATCGATGAGATCGATCAGCATCTCGGCCTGCCCGCGAACGACTGATGCTCGCGCATCTGCCTCGATATCGCGCGCCTCGCGCTCTGCTTCGTCGATCAGCGCCTGCGCCTCGGCGCGGCGTTGCTCTCGCCGTTCGGCCAGCCCACCATCATCGATCAGCTCGACATGGCACAGCAGCTTGCCTTTCAGCGATAGGACGGCGGCGCGCTGGTGCGGCGCATGGGCCACGCACACCGCCACGATGCGGTTCGCATACCTGGTCGCCTCATCTGACCAGTATCGGAGGCCAAAGACCTCGATCTGTCCTTCTGCATCGATCCCGACCGGGGCCACGCGAACGGCATCATGCGGATGCGTCATGCCGCCACCGCCTTTCGCGCGCGCCGGCGCTCGTTCTCGGCAGCGATTTGGTCCAACGCAGCGTAGATCTTGGTAATCGATGCCATGTTCGCACCGACCGGATCAGGATTTTTTTTGGACCGCTTCCACCGGTAAAATGTCGTGGGGTGAACGCCTGCACGCTGGCAGACGAAACGGATCGAGACACGCTCTTCATGCGCCCGATTTTCGATGTCTTCGACGGTGGTTTGCTGGTCCATGGCCATAGCAATATAGCATTTATGCCATCATGCAATAGCAAATGTGCAAGGCGATTGCTAAGTTCGCCTTTGCTATCGCATTGATATGGAGGGCCTCGAACGAGACACAGAGCTGCTGCATCGGTTGGCCGAATTCACCGGCTTGCGCCCGGCAGCCATCGCACGTGAAGCAGACGTGGCCGTTACGACGATCAACCGGCCATTCAATGGCTCGGCAACGACACGGCTCAGTCAACGCACTCTAGAGAAGCTGAAAGAGGCTTTCCCAGGGTTCCCTGGCTGGGAAGATGTACCCATGGCGGCTTCGGATCGTCGGGTGCCTTCTATTCATGCTGACCGATCGGCTGCGCCAACCGATAGTTTAGCAATTCCGATGCTCGAACTAGGCTATGGGATGGGCGGCACCTTCCTCGACGGCGTCGATCCGGGCGAAGTGATCGAACACTTCCCGCGCGCTTTTGTCCGGATGTTCACCAGCGCACCGGAACAGCTGCTGTGCTTCTCGCACGGCATTGGTGACAGCATGTATCCGACCATCGGTGATCGCGATGTCCTCCTGATCGATCGCAGCCGCGATACGATCAGCGTGAACGATCAGATCTGGGTGCTGTCGGTAGGCGGCATCGGCATGGTAAAGCGCGTGCGAATGGGTGGGGGGAAGGTCACGCTGCTGTCGGACAACGAGAATGTGCCCGATTACGATCCCGGCGATGATGAGTTGCAGATCATTGGCCGCGTGGTGGCCGTGGTGCGGCGAATATGACCGTGAACCGATCAGGAATGTGGCAGCGATTGGCTATTCCTGCTGAGAATCGCAGTAAGGATCTGGCTGATACAACGACGACTGGTGTTTCGTCATATGCGCATTATATGAGGCAGCGCTATTCGCAGCTGATTGATGGCAATTTTGTCTGGTGGGTTTTTCGGTACGATTGTGATGGATGCGAAGAAAGGTTCGCCGATTTGGACGGCGTTGCCTTGGAACCCTCCCACGCTTTCTGGCGATCTTACTTTCCGCCTCACGGCCCCGGTTGCGGCTGCTATGTCATTGGCGCTCGATCCGAGGCTGGCATAGATCGAGTAGGTGGAGGGCGCGAGAAGTCCTTACCTAGCTGGGTTCTCGATAGCTTATGAGATATTTTGTCGCTCTATTGATCTTTGTTGGCGGCTGCTCCGACGAACGTTTTTCGTCCTGTCAAGAACTAGAGACCAAGTACCTCTCGCTTGTGTCGGAAGCCAATCAAACTGCTACCTTTGGTTCGGCGACTACGAATGAAGAGTTAAGGCGTGAGGCCGCTCGGCTCGACGATGATAAACTTAGGGAGCTCGAACTCTCTTTCTTGGATCTCTCCGACCAATGTGGCGATCGTGCGGCCATGGTCGCACATGGCAAGGCTATTCGTTTGGTGTTCGGAGAATGAGCTTGCGCGAATGGTCGGATCGGAATGCCTTGCCGGCTGAAAGGCATGCCATTCAGCGCGAAGCAGTTCTGCTCGGCGCGATCATCGTCCTCGCCACCGTGGCGGGGCTGCTGGCGTGAAAGGCTATTTGTACGTGGCCGATGAAAGCGGCGTCGAGATCGAAGGATCGCGCCGCTATCTCACACGCTGCAGATCTCGCGAAGAATACCAGGCGATCCTGCGGGATCTGGAAGCCGCGGCCGGCGATGGCTGTACGGTGCTCGACAGTGAACAGGACCGGCGCAGCTCCGCCAACTGA